GTGCGCACCGCCACGTGGCGCGAGGCCTTCTCGATCCTGGCCGCGGCCCGGGCGGCGGTGTTGCCCGAGGGCGGGCTGCACCACGCCGCCGCCGCCTTCCAAGTGCCCGCCGTGGTGCTGTTCGGCGTGTTCGTGCCGGTGCAGGTGACCGGCTATGTCGGCCACATCAACATCGGGTGCGATGCCCCCGAGGCCGTCGGCTGGCGCATCCCGCACCCCGCGTGTGATGAGGCCTGGGACGCGATCACCGTGCGCGAGGTCGCCGGCGCCGTCTCCCACCTCCTCGGCCACTCCCCTCCCGCTTCCCAACCCGCAACGGAGTCCCGCCCATGACCCCGAATCCTGGCCCGCGCCAGGCGCAATGCCATCGCGGTGTGTACCTGCCCGCCGGCGAGCGCCACCTGGTCGACATGCTGAGCTCCGGCGCCAAGCGCTATGCCGAGCTGCCCGACGGCCGCCCGGCCTATCAGCGCCACAAGTATCTCGCCGCCCTCGAGGTGGTGCCGCTGGGGCGGTTCGGCGTGTTCGTCGATATCGGTGGGCATTGCGGGTTGTGGGGGATGCAGGCCGAGCAGGATTTCGCGCGGGTGCAAGCGTTCGAGCCGCACCCGGTGCACGCGGAGATTTACCCGTGGAACATGCGCACGACGCGCTATGAGGTGCACGAGGTGGCGCTGGGGGCCGCCCCGGCTCGCGCCGATGTGGTCAACCGAACCCCGGGCTCGAGCGGCGACACGCATATCGCGCTCGATGCCGAGGGCGCGGTCGAGGTGCGCACGCTCGACTCCTTCAACCTCCCGGCCGACGTGATCAAGATCGACACCGAGGGCGGCGAGCTCGCGGTTTGCCAGGGCGGTCTCGAGACCATCCGCCGGGCGTGCCTGGTGATTGTCGAGCAGAAAGGCCACGACGCGGCCCTCGGGGGCGCGCGCAACGGGGCGCTCACCTTCCTGACCGAGCTCGGCATGGTCGCGAAGCGTGCCCCGATCTCGGGCGACCATTTCCTCGGGTGGCCGCAATGAGCAAGCGGCGCATCTTCATCGGCTGGGATCCGCGCGACGATCAGGCTTACAAGGCCGCCGTCTCCTCGCTCCACGCCTTCGCCTCCTGCGATCTCGAGATCATCGGCCTGCGCGATCTCGATCTGCGCCGTCTCGGCCTCTACTGGCGGCCCTACTCGGTCGAGCAATCCGGCCAGATGGTCGACCATACCGACGGCCGGCCGTTCTCCACGCAGTTCGCGTTCACCCGCTTCCTCGTGCCCGAGCTCGTGCGCCGCTATTGGCCGGCCGAGATCGGGGCCTGGCACCTGTTTCTCGATGCCGATGTGCTGGTGCGCGCCGATATCGAGGATCTGTTCGCGTTCTGTGAGGCCGATCTCGGCGATCGCTTCGATCTGGCGGTGGTGCAGCATGACCACCGGCCGCCCGAGCTCGAGAAAATGGGCGGGCTTTCCCAAGCGATCTATGCCCGCAAGAACTGGTCGAGCGTGATGATGATGCGCCCGATCGGGTGCCCGCGGCTCACCCCCGATCTGGTCAACCGGGAAAGCGGGCGCAATCTGCACGCCCTCACATGGATCGACGACGCGCGGATCGCCGCGCTGCCGAGTGCGTGGAATTGGCTCGAGGGCTGGTCGCCGGCCGGCCTCCCGCCCTCGATCCTGCACTACACCCGCGGCACGCCCGATCTGCTGTGCGGCCCGCTGCCGATGGCCGAGGCCTGGCGGGCGGCGCTCGCCAGTTACTCCCCCGATCTCGAGGTGCGGCTATGCGACCGGGCGATCTGAGCGAGCGGGTCACGTTCGAGAGCTACGCCGAGACCGCCGACGGCATGGGCGGCCAGGCGGTCGCCTGGTCCACCTTCGCCACGGTGTGGGCCAAGGTGCGGCCCATTTCCGGGCGCGAGCGCGCGCAGGCCGGCGGCCTCGAGGCCCCGGCCAACTATGAGTTCACGATCCGCCGCCGCGCGGATCTCACCGAGTCCATGCGCCTCACCTGGCGCGGTGAAACCTACAATGTGCGGTTCATCGCGGTCCCGCCGGCTGGCGATCTCTACATGAGGATCGAGGCCGAGCGCGACGTGGCGACCTGATCCGGCACGCCATGGCCAGGCCCTCCTCTTTCTCTGGTGTCAACAAGCTGCGCCGCACCCTGCGCCGCCTCGAGTCCGAAACCCGCGCCGGGGTGATCGAGGCGGTGGTGGACTCGGCCGAGGCGGTCAAGCAGGACGCCCGGGCGCTCGTACCGCGCGATGAGGGGGATCTCGCCCGCTCGATCGAGGTGCGGTTCGGTCGCGACAAGCTCACCGCCATCGTGGGGCCGGGGGCCGCGGCGGCCGAGGCGGTGCGCTCGAAAGTGGGCTCGGCCTTCGGTGTGCGCGCCGCCGGGCTGCGCCTGTCGGCGGCCAAGGCCGACGCGCTGTTTCAGTTCTTCAAGGGCTATTGGATCGAGTTCGGCACCAAGGGCGGCAACGGCCAGCCCCCGCGCCCGGCGCAACCCTTCATGGGGCCGGCGCTGGATCGCAACCGCGCCTGGGCCATCGGTCGGATGAGCGAGGCCATGCGGCGCGCGCTGCGCAAAGCCTCGCGCGGCGGGTGAGGGGAGGGGAGCCATGGCCGAGCCCGGACTTGCCACGCAAAAGGCCCTGTTTGTCGCGCTCGAGGCCGGCCTCTCGGTGCCGGTCTACGACCACGTGCCGCAAGGGATCAACCCCCCCTATGTGGTGATCGAGCGCCTGGTCACCGATGACGCCAGCGCGCTCACCGCGCGCCGTGATCGGCGGTTCTATTACCTCTCGGTCTGGTCGACCTATCGCGGCCAAAAAGAGGTGCTCGAGCAGCTCGCCGCGATCGATGCCGCGTTGCATGACAGGCAACTCACCCTCGACACCGGACGCATGGTGATCGCCCGCGTGATCCGCAAGCACACCTCCCGCGATGCCGACGGCCGCACCTTCATGGGCCAGGCGACGGTTGAGATTCTGACCGAGCACTAACCCACCCCACCCGCTCCGAAACACCCCCGCCGGGCTTCCGCCCGCGCGGGGGTTTTGCGTTCCGCGCGGGTCTCCCCGTGCGGGCACCCGGCCGCCTGGCGGCCCCACCCCCACGGCAAAGGAGACCCAACCATGGCCGTTCAATCCGCCGCCGGTTCAAAGATTTTCATCGGGCCGGCAAACAGCTCCGCCGACACGCAGTCGGCATACGAGGCGCTCGCCTACACCCTGATCGGCGAGGTCGAGAGCATCGGCGATTTCGGTGACTCGTTCGGCGAGATCGCCTTTACCGCGATCAGCGATCGCCGGGTGCGCAAGCTCAAGGGCTCGAAGAACGCCGGCACCCTGCAGCTCACCCTCGGCCGCGACCCGTCCGACGCCGGCCAGGCGGCCGTCGCCGCCGCGCTCGCCAGTGACGCCGAATACGCGTTCATGGTGCAGCAAAACGACCCGCTCACCGGCTCGCCGAGCAACCCGACCACTTTCTTTTTCCGCGGTCTGGTGATGAGCCGCACCGTCAACATCGGCGAGGCCGAGTCGATCATCCGCTCGAACGTGTTGATCGGCATCAACTCCGATGTGATCGAGGCCCCGGCGGTCAACGACTAACCCGCAACCCCCTCCCGCTCCGGTTTCCGGCCGGAACGGCGCCGGGGCGTTAGCGGGACGCCCCGGCGCCACCTTTCCCGCTCTCCCGCGTTGATAGGTGCCCCATGCCTAAGACTGACTCCCTCCTGCCCTATGAACTCACGCTCACGCTCGGCCACGGTGACGACACCGAGACCTATATCCTCAAGCCCACGCTGGAGGTGATCCGCCGCCTCGATCGCCAGTTCGGCGGAATGACGGCGCTGTTCGAGACCTGTCGTCAACTGAGTTTCGCCTCGGCGGTCAAGGTCATCGCGATCGGCGCCGATGTGAAGGGCGAGAAGGCCCTGCGCCGCCTCGAGCAACGGGTTTTCTCCCGTGGCCTCACCCGGGTCTCGCCCAAGGTGGTCGAGTTCGTGGGCGTGATCGGCAACGGTGGCCGCCCCCTCGACTATGAGGAGGACGACGACGCGCTCGACGACGACGACGGCGAGGATGGTGAGGGAAACGCATAACGCTCGGCCAGTATTACGCCGAGCTCTTTAAGATCGCGACGGGCGCCCTTGGTTGGGCGCCCGATCAGGCTTTGCGGGCCAATGTGGGCGACATCCTCCTCGCCTATGACGGTCTGATCGAGTGGACGCGGGCAAGCTCGCCGTTCCGGGCCAAGGCCGAGGAGGCCAAGCCCGCCGACACGCCGCCCGCACCGCCCCCCGCCCGCACCGTTTCCGAGCGCCGCAAGGTCGACGCCGCGTTGTCGGCTGCCCTGCGCTCGCGCGTGAAACCACCCCCGCCGCCTGCAGAATGAGGTGAGCCCATGGCGACCGTCGAGGAGCTCCTCGTTAGGATCGATGCCTCGACGGAGTCGCTCCGGCGCGAGCTCAAGCGCGCCGAGGCGGCGGTCGAGGGCGGCCAGCGCAACATCGATCGCAGCCTCAAGGGCATCGATCGATCGTTTAGCAAGGTGGGCGATGCGGTTACCAAAGTAACCCGCGCCCTCGGCCCGTTCGCCGCCGCGCTGTCGGTCGGCGGGCTTACCGCGTTTGCCAATAGCGCGGTGAGCACCGCCGACGCGCTCGCCAAGACCGCCGATAAGCTCGGCGTGACGGTGGAAGGACTGCAGGAGCTCCGGTTCGCCGCCGAGCGCACCGGGGTCTCGGCCGGCACGCTCGATATGGCGATGCAGCGCTTTACCCGTCGCGTGGGCGAGGCCGCGACGGGCACCGGCGAGCTCAAGGATACGCTCGCGCAGTACAACATCGCGGTGCGCGATTCCAATGGCGGGATGCGCTCGAGCGAGGCGATCCTCGGCGATCTCGCCGACGCGATCCAGGGTGCGGGATCCGATGCCGAGCGCCTGCGCATCGCCTTCAAGGCCTTCGATTCCGAGGGTGCGGCCCTGGTCAACACCCTGCGCGGTGGATCGGCCGGCCTCGAGGAACTCCGCGCCCGCGCCCGCGATGCGGGTGCCGTCATCGGCGAGGATGTGGCGCGCCAGGCCGAGGCCGCGCGCGATGCGATCGACACGCTCTCGGCCTCGGTATCGGCGCAGTTCACCAGTGCGCTCACGATCGCCACGGCCGAGCTGCTCAAGTTCTTCGGGGTGCTGTCCGAGTTCGATCTCATCGGTGATCCGGCCGAGCGCCTGGCGGCGGTCGAGAAAGAGATCACCCGCATCAATGAGGCGCTCGACAATCCGCGCACGCGCAACCGCTCGGGGCTCACGGCCGAGCTGCGCGCGCTCGAGGATACCGCCGAGCGCCTGCGCGCCGTGTTGAGCGATGGCGCCGGCGGCGGTGGCGGTCTCCCGCCGGCCCTTGACGACACCACCGACAAGGTTGAGGCGGCGATCCGCGCGTTCGAGCGCAAGGTCGAGGTGAGTGAGGTGGTCTCGGCCTCGCTCGGCCGCACGGTCGAGGAGGTCGAGTCCCTCACCGAGGTGCAACGCGTTCTGAGTGTCGCGGTGGACGAGGGCACCGATCTCACGCAGGACCAGCGCGACCGGCTCGACGATCTGGCGGATGCCTATGAGCGATCCAAGCGCCGCACCCGCGAATACACCGAGGCGGAAAAAGCCGCGACCAAAGCCCGCGAGGATGCTGCCCGCGCGGCCGAAAAGGCCGCCGAGGAGCAGCGCCGCTATGAGGAGCGGCTTGCCGATTTCGAGGCCGAGCCTTTCCTCGAGGCGCTGCGCGACATCCAGTCGACGCTTACCGACACATTCGAGGATGCGTTCGACGGCACCATCGATAGCCTCGGGGATTTCGCCGACCGGTTTGTCGACATCCTCAAGACGCTGGCCGCCAACATCGCGAGCCAGGCGATCGTGGTGCCGATCGTCACCTCGGTCGCCGGCGGTCTCGGCCTGCCATTGGGCGGCCTCGGTGTGCCGGCCGCGCCGGGTGGTGGCGGGGCCGGCGGGATCGGCCAGATTTTCGGCCTCGGGCGTTCGGTGCTCGGCGCCCTTGGTGGCGGTCCCTCGAGCCTGGCGCTCAACTTCGCGCTTGGCGGTGTCGGCCAGGCCCTCGGCCTGTCGGCGGCCCCGGTGTTCGGCCTCGGCGCGTCG